ATATTCAGGTCTTTGAAGTGGCGTTCTTGTTGAACTTCGGAAAGCGGGAGTTCCTGGGGGGGTTGGTGGTGGAGTTGGACCAATTGGAGGAATTGGTGGAATTGGAATAGTTGGAGTACCAGGAGGGTCTGCATGTGTTGTGCCAAGACCACCAGTAGGTGTTCCTGTAACGACTGTTGGTCCTGTCGGTGGTGTCGTTGGACTATCTGGCACCATTTTTTCTTTACCGTTAACCATGACCATCTTGTAGCCGCCCCTGGCATGCATTTCTTTTGCACCCTTCATTCCGCCACGCATACTCAAAAGAACTGCAAGAGCGCCAATGGGTCCGCTTCCAACACTATTCAACGCCTTCATAACTGACGTAAGGTGTCCGACTATGTCTCCGAGACCCTTAACAAGTGCGTTAATAAACGGAAGCAGTTTTTGCTGCAACTTTGTAAATTCGCTAGTTAATGCAAATATGTTTTCAAGAAGTTGCCCGATTCCGCTACCAAGTTTTTTTATTTCACCTTCATTGCCCATTAGAAATTTGTTAAAATCGCCAAACTTAGAATTAAAAATGTTTTTAACGTGTTTCCATACTTGACCAAAGAAACCCTCAATTACTTTTGCGCCACCAATAAGTGGGCGCAATTTGTCGGTCATGGTATCCCATCCATCTCTGAATCGGTCCCACCAATTTCCCATTCTGTCAAAAATGCCTTCAACACTGCCAACATGGTTGTTAATCAAAGTGGTCATCTTGTCCATGACTTTTTGAATCGTACTTACAAGACCATCAAGCATGCTTCCCATACCAAAAACTTGAGATGAATGCTGCACTTTCAAAAATCCTCTTCTAAGGATTCTGAATATTTGTTCTGCTGCAACTTTTATAGGTTCAAGAAGTGGTTGACCCATGTCGGCAAACTGGACTTTAAGTAGGTTAAAGTAACCCTTTAGTTTGTTTATTAGCGTTCCAGAGACTTGCTCAAACTGACCCTCTACGCCTGCTTCTTTTGCAAGAGAGCCAGTATCGATTGCTTTTTGAAGACCTTTTTTAGTTGTAATCTTCAACTTCTTCATTGCTTTTTCCATTGCCTGTTTGTCAGGGAATAGGCTTTCTGCTGCAACCTTTGTTTCAGACCATGAAGTCTTTGCGTTTTGAAGAGCCGCAATCAACTCTCCTGCTTTTTGAATACCTTGGTCTAGTGGCTGTCCTGCTGAAGCAAAGTCCATCAATCCCTTCAATGACTTCTGACTCTTTATCGTCCATGTTGAATTTTTTGATACAGCAGCAAATGCTTTATTTAACGACTCAACACCAGCGGTTGCAAGATAGGTATCTGCATGAAGGGCACGCATGACTTGTCTTGTCTGATTTAATGTTGAACCAAACTGACCTTTGGTAGTAGTTTTGTACGCATACATTGCTGCTTGGTTCTCACGTATCGCTGCGGCAGCAGCACTCGCTGCGGCAACAAGTCCTGCAAAACCGGCAGCCAATGGCCCCTGAAGAGAGCGCATGGCTTTCATCGTTGCATTGCCAATAACAAATGCAGCATGAACGCTCAACATGGCTGCAGCCATTAAAGCCATTTCAAGAGTTGCGCTCTTCATCGCCAGAGACAAACCTTTTAAACCAATCTTGGCAGCCATAGAAGCGGCTTTATCAAACTCGGTTATTTGTTTGCGAAGTCTTCCCCAACTTTTTGTTGCAGCGGTAACTGGGGAGTTTCCCCTACCTCCGCTAGTGGAAGCAAACGTTGCATTACTTTTTTTTACAGCCCTATCAAGGGCATGAAAGTCTCTTATCGCTTTACGCGCTTCCCTGTGACCTGCATAGTCGACATCAATTGTTATTTCTGTCTTAACGCCGGCCATGGTAACCTCAATAGGAATAAAAGAACTAAGGACTAACCGCTTTTAGAGCGTCTATCCTGTTCTTCTTTATCGTTTGCTATAACTTTAGCACAGGCAAGGCGTATCAGCCATTCATCGTCTGTGCAGTCTAGGAGCCTAAGAGGGTCAGTGCCAAAAAGTTCGCCCATTCGTGCAGCGGACACGATGACCGATTCTTTTACTAACTCGTCGAAGACTCCATCGTAGGGTCCGACGTGTCAACCGTGTCTGAATATCCAGAAGCATCAAGGATTGCAAGTGCTGCTGCTTCAAGGTGTGGGTCAACACCAAAGAAAGCACGAACCGCCTCTGGGATTGGTCGTGTGGTATCCGTCATTTGGAGAATTTCATCAGCAGCAAAGTTTAGTTCATAGCCGCTATCGTCAAAAACTTCTTCTCCGTCAAAGATTATTCCAACAGTTGTATGTCCGATTACATGGCACGAGAACTTGATTGAATCAAGCCCCTGCTTTGAATCTTCGCCAGACTGTTTTCTCCACTGCTTCAATTGATGCTGTGTGATGTTTGGACTAATTCTCAAAGAAACACCTGGACGCTCAGGAACGTCAAGACGCACGACTGGGCGTTCAACTTTCTTCTGGATTGCATCCTTGAGTTTGTCAAGAAGTTTTGCCTCAGGGGCCTTTGCGGTCTGCAAAGACTTCTTTGGTTCTGGCTTCTTTGAGTCTTCAGGCTCTGTGTAGAGTGAGTTATCTGTCATAAAGGAGACATTAGCACACGAAACTTGTCGTGGCGCAACTACTGGTATTTTTTATATTAGGAAACGCTCTGAATTGAGAAAGTCAGTGCAAATGTTGCAGGGGCACCCGAAGAAGAGTCACCGTCAGGCTCTGTAAGGCCTACGAGAAGAGCATTTGAGTATGTTCTTGACAAACCCTTAACGTCAATTCCGCAGTCAAGCGTTGAAACCTGAATGTTGTAGTAAGCCTGGCCGACAAGACCTCTGAGGCCTTCTAACTTCTTGGCAATTCCAGCCTCGGTTGTCGAATCAGTATTGTCGTCATCAAAGTGAGCAGTCAAAGTGATGTCACCAATTTCTGCAGGAGCACACAAAACTTCTGGGAAAAGTTTTCCGCCAAGATAGATTTTTTCTACCGAAGCGGTGATTTCTCCACCAGAAACTTGGGCAAACTTAAAAGAGCCCCACTTAGGTGCTGCTGCCGTTACTGGCTCAATTGCTGCGACTATTTGCCTCTGTGATAACTTCATTTATATTCTCCTGTTATACCGTCACTGAACCAGTGAGATTTGATTTGATGATTGTTACTTCAATCTTGTCACCGATTGGTGCAACTCTCAAACCAATTTGAGCCGTTACTTTGCCTTCGGCAAGTTGTGCTGTTGTGTTGATTGAGGAGTCACACTTAACGGTAAATCCGGCATCAATGAGTTTGCCACTTCCATCATATGCTGGGTACAAAGCGCCTTCTTTAGCAAGAATTTCACAAATTGACTTCAAGCGACCTTGAATTTCTGTGAATAATGCGCTTCTTCCATCAATTGGCGAGAACAACAAGTCTTCCATTGAACGGTTTGCTCTGTGAACAACCGTGTTAACTGTGTCTTGAACGCTAATAAATCTGAAGTTTTCAGTATCGGTAGAAAGAGAACGTGCTCCATATACGCGAACACCATTTGCAATTACGCGAACAGCGTTGACGTTATTGTCGTCAAGGTCGTCTCCAACTGTTTTATTAATGTCTGCTTCAACTCCGTTAATAAACTTTCCTGCAGCAATTGCTCCAGCAGCGGGTTGGTGTGGGCCAACACTGTTGTGCGCCGATGCTCTTGCACCTGCAACAAAACCGTCTGGTGGGATAAGTCTATTTACACCGGTGACGTTAGTTGGAGTAAAAACCCAAGGATAGTAAAGGGCTGCATGCTCTGAACCATCTTCACCAGTCAAATCGCCTGCTTCTGTCTTTGCTTCAGTAGCAGTGTCTCCAGAAGCCGTGTGCAAGATTGCAATTCTGTTGTAGGCATTTGCGTGAGCAATCAAGTCTGTATTGATTGTGTGTGTCTCTGGGCAGGAAACCGCACCAGGACCAAAAGAATCGTTAAACAACTCAAGAGCAGTTACAAATGCGGCAAATGTAGTATCGACTGAGTTGTCTGTTCTATCGTCGTCACCACCAGTAAACGCTGCTGCGGCTGCGGCGGCAACAATCGTTGTTCCAGCCTGTACGGCGGTTGCATAATTTTTTGCAACTGGGCTGTTGTTGATTGCGTTTACAAGTTCTGCGTTTGTTGACTTCAGACCTGTTGAGTAAACTTGGTCACCGTTGTAAATGAACCTAATGTTTCTTTTAGTAGATGACGCAACAACTTCAATTGAAAGATTGTCTGACCATTCTCCAGGACCGTTAGGGGTAAGGGTGATTACTGCTGCGGAAGTAGCATCGTCAAGGTCTAGTGTTGGCGTCTCTGCGGCTGGACCGACAACTCTTGCGATGTAGCACTGTGTGCCGCCTTCTTCAAAGAATGCCTGAACGGTTGGGTGCAGGTATGCATATGTGGCGTACTTGCCAAAGGTTTCTTCAAACTCGGCAAGGCTCAGTACGAGAACTGCCTCATCTGATGGACCCTTCTCTGCAAGGCCAACAAAAAAGGCTTGCGAAGACTCGCGAACTGTGTCGCTTGTTGGACCAGTGCGTACTGCTGTGGTTATAACTACTCCAGGCATGTGACCTCTCTCCGTTGTTTATGATTGCTCAGTTGATGGTGCAATGTCATCTTCGGATGAACCTAATTGTACAGATGCTTCGGCGTCAACGTCTGCAACTGTTACATAAGTTTCTTCCGATTTTTCTTCTTTTGGTTTCCGAGGCTTTGGTTTTGCTGAATGCTCTTCAATAACTTTTAATTTATTCTCTTTAATAAATCTGTCAATTTTTTCATCTTGACCGCAGTAAAACCCCTTATCGCGAGGGAAAAGGCTTACACCACCAACAGAAAGCGTTCTTCCAGAAGCATTTTCAAGCACAACGTGGCTCCCGTCGCAATCAAACGACAGGTCATTCTTTATTTTTTGAAATCCATGTTCATGCATCATAAATACTCCTGATACTCAAATAGTTAGTGTACAACAATCAATCTTGCAAAAAAGACAATTGTTGGTAGAGAATTTCTTTTTCACTGAATACGCCGCGGTTTTTACGACCTATTACTTCGTCTATGTTAAGGGTATAAGATAAATAAGCGCCTGCAAGAACCCTGTCGCCCTTTAATAAAGTTAAATCGGAAAACTGTTCTTGCATTGTTGACTCGTCAATTTCAACTTTAAAATAATTTTTAGGGTCAACTGCCGTTAAGCATGGATAATCAAGCAAGGCAGTACGAACAACGGTGGTAAGCCTGTCTCTCATAAGGGTAGTTGGTTCAGACTGTTCAGTTCTAACCCATACATAAGTTCTCATTGCGTAGGAAACTCTGTAAAGAGGATTTGACGATTCATAACCAATTCTTGTCATAGAGTTTGTTGACATAACAACCGTAATGATTGTCGGCCAGGAATCTAGAGCAATTGGCTCGTAAATAAAATACGAGACCGGGGAAGGAAGTTCAGCATCGTCAAGATTCCAGGCATTTCTGTAATCAATAACTCTTTCTGGAATATCTTGTTTTAAATATTCAGTTACATAGGTTTTAGGAAAGTGAGCCCCATACATGACCTCCATTAGATTTTTCCTTTAATATGGTCAGCAATGTCTTCAGCAAGTTTTTTAACAAACATTGGGGGTTCAAATATGAGTTCTCTTTTAGGCATGCTCCATGTTCCAAATTGATGAAAACTAGCAACTTCCGAGTCAACACTAAATGTTGCTGACATGTCTTCCAGTTTGTCAGTTTCCAATTTTGAAACAGATTGAAATAATTCTCCAGTACGAATCAAGGTTGGTGCTCCAGGAAACCTAGAAGCCTTCCATGTCCCATATTCTGGGTCAAGAGGTTTCCATGTTCCGCCGCCATTGGAGAGAAAATGGTTTACGTATTCTTCTTCTAAATCACGTTTTGATTTTTTTAATACAGGTTTTAAATGTGTTGCAGCGCGTTCAATTTTTTTTATGTGCTCTATTGCTTTGCTTCCAAGATAATCAGTCTGTACACGAATTATGGCAGCCATCAAGAAACCCTATTTCTTCTGTATTTTTTCACAGAAAGAAGTTCCCTTTCAGTAAAACCGGTTTCCATAGGAGCAACGTTTCTTGTCTGAATATCTTTTATACCAACAACGTCGTCGTGCATATTCTGCATCTCTCTTGTTGCCGCTCTAAGTATTAAAAGTTTAAAGAATGGAATTGCGTCTCCATCA